TGGTCAATCACCATCGCACCATTGATGATGCGGTTCTTAAACCCATACAAACCAGACGAACTTACTCCGTCTGAAGTGGTCATCAAGTCTGCATTTACTGTTCCGTATGGCATTGTTTTTCCTTATAGTACCAACCAGCGTTGACCGCTAGAGACAGTTACCGCTTGACCGCTTGCCACAGTTATCGGGCCAACCGAAAAGCCATTGTTTCCGCTTGCTATTGTGTAACTTGCGCTAACAGTCGTTGAGTTGATGTTTATGCCGTTTGACGAGATGTGCGCTGGCGCAGTTAACTCACCCGTACTTGGCTTATACAAATACTTGGTGTTACCCGTATAAATTGTTGTTGGCGTACCAGAGGTAGCCGCCGCAAACAATGGATAAAGGTTACTCGATGTAGTTGTGTCGTTGCTGATAGACGCACCAGCAGTTCCGTTGGCGGCTGAAGTAATCCGTCCATACGCATCAACAGTAATGTTAGTAGCCGTATAACTGCCAGCAGTCACAGCAGTTGTAGCCAATGCCACAGTACCACTTGTTGTGATAGTTCCACCTGTCAAACCCGTACCAGCCGTTATGGATGTAACAGTTCCACTATAAGCATCATTAGATGTAATAGTGAAGTTAGGATAAGTCCCACTTATACTAGTTGTGCCTGCTCCCGTCAATGCAACAGTCTGATCTGGTGCAGAGTTAGTGATCGTAAAATTAGGATAAGTTCCACTTGTGCTAATCCCTGTGCCAGCAGTTAACGCAACTGTTTGGTCAGGCGCAGAATTAGTGATAGTGAAATTAGGATAAGTTCCTGATGTGCTGATACCAGTACTAGCAGTCAGGCTCACAGTCTGATCTGGTGCGCTATTGGTAATCGTGAAGTTTGGGTATGTGCCACTCGTTGAGATGCCTGTGCTTGCAGTCAGCGAAACAGTCTGATCAGGGGCAGAATTGGTAATGGTTAGAGTGCCACTTGATGTGATTGGGCTACCAGATATGGTAATTCCTGTACCAGCCGTTGCCGCCACAGAAGTAACAGTTCCTACCGATACAGCACCAGTTTGTCCATTAACAGAAGTGACTAGGTTGCTTTGGTCAATCTTTTGCCAGACTGTGCCGTTAAACATCAGCCAATCGCCAATTTGCCAATCAGTAATGCCGTCTAAGTTAGTAGAACCAGCCGTTGCAACTATGTAGTAGTAGCCATTTACACCCACTCCACTAGCCAATGTAGGAGTGTTAGTAGATGCGTTCCAAGTTCCTTGGTAACTCAGTCCACCAGCGACAGAAGACCAAGAAAGAACAGTTCCATTAGTAGTTAAAAACTTGCCTGAGTTTCCTGTTTGACTAGGAATCAGGTTAGTTATCTGTGTTTGTAGGGAGGCTAGAGTATCAAGGACAGACTGAGAAGTGCCGCCACCATTAGTAATGACTTTGATGCGTTCCGCAAGATCAGGAGCAACAACTTCACCAACATTGAGTTCAACACCACTAGACAAGCCAATGACAAGGCTACCATCAAAATCGATACGAGCAAAGGAGACACCAATACCATCATTACCATCGATTCCATCACGCCCATCGCGTCCATTCTCGCCTTTAACTCCTTGAACGCCTTGCTTTCCATCACGTCCATCTTTGCCATTCTTGCCATCCCTTCCATCTTTTCCGTCTTTTCCGTCTTTAATGGAGGCAACTCGCTTCTCTAGTGTGTTTCCCACTAAGTCATAACGAGATTGGATGTCGGCTTCAATTTTCTTTAAGGCATCAATAACTAGGTTGACGTTTTCACCAATGCGTTGCTTTTGAACCTCTTTTGACTTGGCAATAGATAACTGAATAGCGTCAAGTGCCGCCTTCTTCTCAGCATCGGTCATGTCTTCTAGGTTTGGAATGATGTCACTCATCTTCTTAGGCTCCCAGATAACTCTTCAAGAAAGTCATTCTCGACTTTTGCAAGGTTTTCTTGTTTATTCGCCATCTGTAACTCAACAATTTTGCTCTTATTCTTGATGTCTGCTTCTTTGAGCATCAATTCAGCAATCTTAACCCTTTTATCAAACTCTCTTTGGTTAGCATCTGCCTCACTTGGCAAATTCTTAGTCAAAGATGCACTCATTTTGGCTTGCACCTCTTGTGGCATCAACTGAGCCTCAACAGACAACTTGGTAGCCTCTGCACGATTCTGTTCTGCCTGTGTAGTGTTGACCGCAATCTGCGCTTGAGCTGCTTGCAAAGCCAATTGTTGTTGCACTTGTTGCATTTCTTGCGCTTGTGGGTCAGGTTGATTCATCTTGTCCAACATCTGTATCAACTCGTACCTATTAGACAGGCTTGAATTGGTCAAAATGCCTTTCAAGATGATTGGCAACACAGGGGTGTTCGGGCCAAGCGTCTGCAAAAGCCCAATAAACTGCTGTTGCTCGTACTCTCTAGCAATAATTCCAAGCGTTGCCGTAGGAATGAAGTTCATATCGACAGAAGGATAACGCTCTGGATCGAACTGCATATAGCGGAAAGCCGCTTTCTGAATAAACGGGATCAAGAAATCTTCTTGGAAGTTCACCAAAGTGCGTTTGTACTTCTTGATGATAGAAGCGACAGCCATAGACATACCGCCTTGACCACCATCTCTAGCCACATTGCTAATCATGCCTTGGGAATCCAATGTTCCCGTTGCTTGCAACAACATACGTTCAAAGTCTTTGGCAGTAGCCAAGTTGTTGGGGTCGCTTTGACCGAACTTGAAGGGATAGAGAATCTCTGAAGGTGCGCCATTGGTGAGGATTGCCTTGCCAGGCTTCACTTCAAACTTCATTCCCCGTGGCAGACGGGTAGCATCCATAGCAATCATTGGGCTGGTGGTCAACGCCAAGGAATCTAAGTGTGAGCGAGTCTGAGCATCAATAGCCTTTTGCATATTGAACGCTTTTTCTACTGTGCCTCTGCCTAGCAAGCGATTAGGTACTGTGTCATCCTGATAACTTAAAACAGGGCGATCCTTCATCATGTATGGGTTTTCTTCTGCTTTGAGAAGTTGCCCATCATTGGCAATCACGACAATGGCTTCCACCATGTCTGAGTAGTCTTCAGCCACAGAGTTCTCAGGAAACAACTCCACAATGTCTTTGTTTTCCTTGAGATTGTTTAAGTACTCTCTTGGGACTAAACCATAGTAGGTCAGGAGAAGAACCTTCTCGTCCTGATACTGGCTTACCTCTTGGGTAGGCTCTAAGTCTGTATCCTCGCCAGTAGTACCAATATCAACCTTGCGATAGATACCCTTCTCTATGCCTTGGACAATCTTGTGAATTGAGATGTACTTCTCAATAGCCACGCCCATACAGTCATCAATGGAAGTACCATTTGGGTCAAACAAGAAGTTCTTGGGATTGATAGGCATGATCTTCACGCCAATCCTGTCTTTTTCCATGACACCGATAGCCGCTTGCCCTTGCATATTTGGGATGGCTTGGGTGGCGGGGACGTACTCTTTCTCAGTCTTGACAACAATCTCGCCTATGCCTGTGCCATAGATTTCAGCCATCAACTCAATTTGGTCAATGGACTTCCTGATTTTGTCTTTCTTAAAGTCTTCCATCAGTTGAGCCTTGATTAACTCAACATCTATGGGGTTGCCGTTGTAGTCTCTAATGTCATCTTCAATGTCAAAGAACTCGCCTTGACCAAAGATTGCTTCCATGATCTCAGCATGGCGAGTCTCTACGGCTTGTTGGGTGGCGGGGGTGACGATACGTGAACGCTCAGATTCACGGGTCTTGTCTTCAGAAGCCCATTGACCACGGAAGATGCGCTCGTACTCTAGGTATTGGGGGAGAAAATTGGTATCTCTGTATTCACGCCAACGATTGCAATGGTCTGTCACAAAAGCCGTCAACTCTTTATCAGCCTCAGTTGGCTCATAAAATTCGTTTTGCTCTAGTTTGTCTGTTGCCATTTAAACCCCACTAATTATGTCCACAGGCTCCCACTCATCTTCTTGGTCATCTACAAAGTAAGAGGTGACAGCCATCTGATCTATATATGACAAAGCATCTGGCAAATCATCATGCACTCCAATGGCGGGAAATAAAAGAAGTTGATCTTTAAATTCATCCCAATCCTCCTCAGAGTTCAGCACAATACGCCCATGCTCAAACCGCCCTTGGAGGCTCCAGATAATTCTGTCAGCCTTTTTCCTGTTGCCGTGAGTTAAGTCAACTATGTGCGAATATACATTATTTTTACGCATTAAGTCAGATAAATATGGCAAAACTGCGTTTTTTAGCGCACCCTTCTCAATTCCCACACTCAAAGGCTTGTACTCACGCATCTTCAATAGGATGGTTGCCGCAGTCTCACGGATGTCCCAACGCCCAAAGACAATCTCTTTGACAAACCACTTCCCATCATCCGTTACCTTGACAACAGCAATAGCCGTCTGGTCTAGCCTTTTCTTGGAATTAGCCGCTTGTTTGGCAACTTCCTCGAATCCTGCCAAGTCACAGGCTATGTAGTAACTTCCATACTCAGGCTCTTCCCCATACTTGATCCACTCTTCCTTGAAGATGTTGCTACCAGCATTGGTGAAACTAGCCATGTATTCTTGCTTAAAAGCAAAGGTAGACAGGGTTTTCTTGGCTGATTCAATCTCAGTTGGGTCAATCAAAGGATTGTCTTGGGTGGTGAAGTGCCATGACTTCCAATCATCATCATCCTCAGTCTCGCCAAGTTTGAAAAGGTCATAGAACCAATTCCTACCCTTCGGAGTCCCAATGAACATCGCTCTACCTTTTCTATCGCTGAGTGAGGCTCGAATAACTTGCTCCCATGCCTCTGGCTTAATGTCTGCCACCTCATCCAGTACGGCGTAAGTCAAGCTAACACCACGTAAGGTATCAGGTCTGTCTGCACCACGGACGTAAATCTTTGCGCCATTGATCATCGTGATATCCAAGTTGTTTACATGACTACCTTGGATCACCTCTCGACCAATGTCCAACAACAAATCCCAAATGATCTGCCTAGACTGCCCCATAGTAGGACTCACATACAGCACCGCAGAACCCTGTGGACACTTCAACGCCTCAATAATCAATGTCGTTGCCGCCAACCTAGACTTGCCACAACGCCTTCCAGCCGCCACAACCTTAAACCTCGTCTTGTCAGCAAAAACATCCTGTTGCCAAGGGAGAAGGGAGAAGTTCAGGTCAGACATCTTTCGCCTCCACATCTTCAGCGTCAATCGTATGGGCATGGTTGACTTCACCAATGCCCGTGATGTTAATCGTTACCGCATTCCTTTGCTTGGCTTCCTTGTCAAACAAGGTGATCGGAAGAGTCCGATCCAAACACATCTTCAGCGCCGCCATTTGGCCTGGGTGGTCATCATTCAACGCAATCTCTATCACCTTCTGCGCCACATCCCTTCCACCAGAGTTGATCATCAGGTCTTTGAGTTCCTTGATCCTCTGGTGATCCGTCTTCGGTAACGACAGGGACGGGTTAGCCGCCCACCGCTGGATGGTGAGTTTCTTTACACCCTTCGGTCTGCCAACCTTTTTTTTCAATTCAAGTTCACTCATAACAAAATTTTACTCCTTTTACCTTTTTGTGAGGGGAGGGGGGTACAGCAAAAACTTTGGTGGCGACCGACCCCCTCCCCCCCATGACAAAACGCAAAACTACTGGTAAACCCTTACAGTTTTGCAATTCTGCTTCATACAACATTCATTATGTAAAGTTATTTTGTGGTTATGCACAGGTTATCCATAGGATTTTGTAAGTTAACAGAAAGGAATCAAGAAATTGTGGATAACTCATCATTTGCCCTGTGGATAACTTGGATTAATTGACCGACCAGTCGGTCGGGAAACGGGAAAAGGGGAAGGGTCGGATGGTGCATCTTGGCTATACCTGACACCAGACGGAGAATAGTTCTTTAAAACCCTCTCAAACCGCATTAAAACCGCCTACAACGGGTTTTTCTGGCTCGGACGGGTCAACGCCTAAGAAATCGTCCAGATCGTCCTTGGGTCTATATCCGTTGTTCCATAGCTTCTGATAGATTTCTAGCAAAGAATGCCAGCCTTGGGTTAGATCACCACGGCCAGCGACCAAAAGGATTTTGCGCTCGGATGCTCCGAGTTTGCGCTTAAACCAAACAGTATCCGTTCTGCATGGTCTGCCTCTCATATCACCTCCAACTCAACAGCATAAACCTTGGCACCACCGCTTCTTTGCCTGTACTGCCAATCAAGCTGTTTATGCCCATCGTCTACGCCAAGCCAATCAGCGACACCATCACGGGTAGCTTTGAACGCAGACTGAAGGTTGTCACCATCCAACTGGCGAGGCGCAATCCTCGTTAGCACCAAGGTCAAAGGTAATGGCGGCGGAACGGCCACAGATGCCAAGGCGTTGAACGCCTTTTGCCGTTGACTTTTCGCCAAACGAGCCTTAACAGCCCAATGTAGTCTTAAGTTCGCAGTTGAGACAATCTTCATTTCTATCCTTATTTCAATCATTTCTTACCCTCTTCACCAAAGAACAACCCAACCCCAAAATCCCTGTCCGATCCTGATCATCCGATCCGTCCGCCATCCGAACCATCCTGTGTCTGTAGACACAGGAGGAAGGATTCGGATGATTGGCAGGACGGAAGGCGGATGGTTTCGGATGGTTTCGGATGACTTCGGATGATGATTCGGATGCTATCCTTATTATCCGAATCATCCGAATCGGATGCACTTCGGATGGTTTCGGATGCAAATCAATCAAACTTTACCTCACTTGGCTGGCTATTTCTGCTCTTATAACCACCATCTACCTCAATCACCATTTCTTTATTTATCATACTTTTTACTACTTCCCAGAATCTATTGTTCTTAACTCCATGCTCCTTGGCTGAGTCTCTCCACTCATCGTATCCAACTGGTCTTAACTGGTGATTCTGAAACAAACTGACCTCTAGCATCACCAAGCATTCCATCACTTGCTTTTGGTTTGGCGAGAGGTAAGTCTTCTTTTGGACTTGGCTAACCAATCCCGAAATGTCTACCGCTGTCAGATATGCGCCCTTAACTGGCATCCCGTTTTTGTTGTTGATTGGTAGATCGACTTGGGTGATCTGGAAGTTCTTAGGACTTGGCATTTCCGCATCCTTCATCTTCTTAGATTCGAACGCTATGGTTTTGGTGCCTGAATCCAACTGGCACTTGTATTCCGCATCCAATGCGCCTTTCAAGGCTGTGGAGCCTCTGGAGCGATCCTTGTCTGCCACGCCTGAGTGGTGAACCACCATGACACAGCATTTCCAAGGTTGTCTTAAGTAGACATCGAGATGCTGGATAAACGCATTCATATCCTGTGTGCTGTTCTCGTCACCTCCGTGATTTCTGGCTAGGGTATCAATCACAATCATGCTTGGTATGCAATTAGCCTCTGCTGACAACTGCTTTATCGACTCAGCCACAACTGCCGCCTCTGTTGCATCGTACAACTGAGCCGCACGATGGGACTTGTAGAGAGGAACACCAGCTAAAGATGTGCCGTTACCAATCTGCCATGCCTTCAGTCTTCTGGCTAATCCGTTGTGACCTTCACCAGCGATGTAGAACACACTACCTTGTTTGACATCATGCCCATGCCAAGGTTTACCAGTTGCAACGCAACAGGCCAGATCAATGGCCACAAAACTCTTACCACCGCCTGGATCTCCGAACACCTGTGCCAAGCTATCTGCCTCGATGTAATCATCTACCACCCACTTTATCTCTGTCAACTCCAAGCTATCTGCTCTGGTGAACTCAAACGCCAACTTGTCTATGGCAGGAAGAGCCACACGCTCGATCTGTTCCTTGACTGCCTCTATTCCCTGTAAGGTGTGCAAGTCATTAAAGTCTGTTGGCTTAGAAGGCAGATCAGACTCATTGAATGTTGGATACACAATTTCCCCAAACACCAGACTAGCCGCCGCTTTTGCTTTGGTAATGCCAGGGTTTCCTTCGGTGAACTGATCATTATCTGCACAGATAACGATCCGTGACCCCAAGAACATTTCCTTGGCACTCTTAGCTACCTTGGCGAGATTTCCACAATCAAACGCCACCAGAGTTGTGAACCCTGTTGCTTGGTGAATACTCGCACAGGTTGCGAACCCTTCACCAATGAAGATCACCTTGCGATTTCCTCTGAGTTCATAGAAACCACCCTCAATCTTGCCACCCTTCAAGAACCGCTTGTTTCCCTCTGCGTCAATTGTTTGGTAACTCAAGATTTCACCTTGGTTATCAATCACAGGCACAACGAGTCTGCCAGCACGATCAATCTTGATCCCGTGAGGCTCAATCCTTTTCCTAACCAAATACGGATGGTCTGCACTTGCGTCTGCGTATGTAGAAACCTCATCCTCTGCCTTCTCAGCCGCCACCTGTTGGCTGGCAAGCCTGTCAGCCTCTCGCTTGGCTCTGATCTCAGCGATCAACTTGTCATGCTCCAAGCGTTCAGAGAAGGACATATTGCGCCCAATATCTGCCATCCACTTGGACTCAAAGGTTGGCTCCTTCCAACAGCCACAAACACCCACAGGAATCTTGCCACTTAGGTGCAAGATATACCAACCATCAACTGCACCCTTCTTAGACGATATGTGAGGCACTCGATGTATCTCACCATCTGCGATCAAGTCTCTGATCACCAGCCCTTGTGCCTCACAATGCTTGGTGAATCCCTCGATGGGACTCACTAAGTCTTGGCTCTCTGTCGCCGCCGCAAAGCCGTTGGGGAATATGTTTGTAAGACTGCTCATGCTTGTGCCTCCACCAGTTCAGGCCAAATCGCTTGCCAACTACCCTGACAGAGCATCTTTCTGGTGATCTTGCCACCAGATTCCTGCTCAACCCAGACAGCCTGCCAAGCACTCATTTCTCGCCTTCCTGTCAGGCATTGGTAGATATATTGTTCTGAGAGTCCAACCTTTTCAGCCAACTCTCTGCGTTCTTCGGGGGAAATGTGAGGTATGTTCATAGGGTAGCGAGTCTAGCAGAAAGATAGAACTCTGTAGATATAGGTGCAAACCCTATTAGGGATACCGATAGCAATTATTTTCAATTATTTCTATCAAACCGCTAGAAACCTCTAGTTTTTTGCTAGAATTCTTACATGGACAGCAAAATGAGTTGTTGTTCATCACGCCGCAAGGTCAACTAAACGAAGGAAACAAAATGACAAACGAAAAAAATCAAATCAGAGGTAACTGCCAATGCTGTGGCAAACAACAAGCAGTTAAGAACGGCACTATGGCAAAACATGGTTACACAGTAGAACATGGTTGGTTCAATGGTGTTTGCTCTGGTGAGCGTTTTGCACCTATCCAAATTAGCCGTATACAGACCGACAAAATCATTGCTGACATTAGCGCAGAAATTCCAGAATTGCTTGCCAAAGCAGAACAAGTGGTAATTGGCAAATTGTTGCCAGCAGTTGTTGTTACTGGTCGCTACAACCAAAAAGTAACTATCCCTTATGCAGAAGCAACTACTTATGACCAACGCCATGCCCGTGATCAAATGGTTTGGGAATTACGCAATCGTGCAAGTGCTGGCAAAACATTTATTGAAACAATGGCAAATATTGCTAATGAATATCATGGCAAGCCATTGACTGAAGTTGGAAAAAAAGTAGCACCAACACCAATTTTTAGAGGTGAAAAAAAATCTCGTAACAATTTAATTTATACCTGTACTCATGTAACAGGTGCTAGGGTTTATTACACATTTGGTAATGGAATAAAAACACTCAATGGCTGGATAAGTTCAACTTCTTGGAGAAAAATGGAATCTGTTTAAAAACGGGGCGCAAGCCCCATCCCTTTCAACCTTTACAGGACAATTGAAATGACACATTCAACAGTAGACGGAACAGTAGTAAGAAAAAAATCTAGGATGGGTTGCCCTAACCCTAATGGACGCAAGGAATGGATCGTGATCCGCATGGACACTTATGTTGGCGCACTACAAATGTGGAAGCCAACTATGCCAATGACTATCAAGCAAGCCGCTAACGCATTCAATCACTTTAGCCGTTGGGACGAAGTGGCAGTAAAGATGATTACTGTTAAAGAGTGGGAAGCAATGCAGGGAGAAATGGCATGAAACAAACCCTCAAAGACATCCTCGCCGCCACGCTGGTGGCAGTAGGCTTTGCTTGGCTCTTGGTGGCATGGTGGTCAGCATGACCCACATCACCCGACTCCAAGAGTTCTGCGCCGAGCCACGCACGATCAAAGAAATCATGGCAGAGGGCTTTACGCCCAACGCTGTCTACATGGCAGTTCGCCGAGGCCAACTGGTCAACCTCAACGCCAAGGATGCTTGGGGCAGACCCACCCACAGAACCGCTGGCTCCTTCCAATCAACAGTTGAGGTTCAGCCTCACTATGATGCCAAACCTTTATTCAACGCTTGGGGGATCAGAGTATGAGAGATGCATTACAAATGGCTTTAAAAGAATTGGTGTTTTATAGGGATTGGGCAAATTGTCGAGATTGGCGAGATGAATCCCAAACAGCAATACTTGCTATCAGAGAAGCATTATATAAAACACAAATATTAAATACACCAGAACTCTACCAATTCAAGTGCGAGGTTGAGGGTGTTGAACTTGACTGCCGCTTGGAGTATGAGCCAGCAGAAGAAAACTACCCAGACGCACCCGACATCGAGGAGTGCATGAACCTTGTTAACGCCTACACCAATGGCGTTGACATTGCCCATCTGCTTATGCAGTCCATCGTAGATCACATCTGCGAATCAGCCCTTGAAGACTTAAAGGAAAACTCAAATGATTACTAAACTTGTTGCGGAATTAAGAGCCGCAAAAATGGCGGAGGAAACTGCCAAGAAAAACCGCCTCGATGTGGAGAACAAGATTCTTGCTCTTTACGCCACGCCAGATGGTGGTGAGGGTACACACAATGATGAGGAGTTCTCCATTGCTTGGAAGCTGACCCGCACAGTCGATGCAGAAGCCTTGTCTGCTGTGTTTGAGATGCTTGGAGCCAATGTGCAGAAAGCATTCCGTTGGAAGCCAGATGTTGATCTTCGTCAACTTCGTGCCTTGCAAGAACTTGATGCCCCTGCGTATGCAGAGGCCGCAAAGTATTTCACTAGCAAACCCGCAAAACCATCCGTAACTCTGAAAGACTAATATGTTCGATCTCAAATCCATCACCAAGACCCGCCGTGTTCGTGCGCCAAAAATCTGTTTAGTTGGCGCAGGCAAGATTGGCAAAACCACCTTTGCATCCCACGCACCCAATGCGATTGGCATCTTGACTGAGGATGGTGCAGACGCAGTAGACACAAACGCATTCCCCTTGGCGAGTTCTTTGCAAGAGGTTTACTCAGCTATTGAAACGCTGATCACCTCTGAGCATGATTTCAAGACGCTGTTTATCGATTCGCTCGATTGGTTGGAGCCACAGGTGCAGGATCATGTGTGCAAGGCGAATGGGTGGAAGAGCATTGAACAGCCTGGCTTTGGGAAGGGCTACGTTGCCGCCGCTGAAGAGTGGCGCAACCTCTTAACTGGTCTGGAAGTCCTCCGATCAACCAAACAGATGGGCATCATCCTGATTGCACACGACAAGATCAAACGAGTGGAAGACCCCTTAACTGAGGGCTATGACTCTCATGTGCTGAAACTCCACGATAGAGCCGCCGCATTGGTGCAGGAGTGGGCAGATGTGATTGGCTACGCTGGTTACAGAATCTACACAAACAAAACAGATGCTGGTTTCAACAAGAAAGAAACCAAGGCAACTACAACGGGTGAACGCATCTTGCACGTTGAGGCGCACCCAGCCCATTGCGGTGGCAACCGCTTTGGCTTATCCAATATGCCGCTTGACTGGGCGGTATTCCAAGACTCGCTTACAAAAGCACAGTCTTGATCTTTCAGTCCGTAACTTTATTAACTTTTAGGAATCTAAAAAATGGCTAACTTTTCTTTTGACGCATCCGCTGTCGCTCCACAGGTATCAAATGGAGTCTTACCCGCTGGCACTTATCTGGCGCATATCACGGAGTCTGACATTCGCCCTCTTTCCTCTGGCAATGGTCAGGGTTTGAAATTGACTTTGGAGATCATTGATGGTCAGTACAAGGGACGGCGTGTGTGGGACAACATGAACATCGAACACAACAACGAAACCACCCAACGCATTGCCCAAGCACAGTTATCTGCCCTTTGCCATGCCGTGAATGTGATTAAGTTGGAAGACACTTCTGCATTGCATTACAAGCCTGTGCGAGTCAAGGTGACAGTTCGTGAGGCAGATGGCAAGTACCAAGAGAGCAACAACATAAAAGGCTATGAGTCTGCTTCTGGTGTTACACCAACCCATTCGGCACAAGTTGCTGATACAGCACCAGCTACTGCACCCGCTTCCAAAGCCCCAGCTTGGGCTAAGAAGTAAACATGGCAGTTCTACCGCAATCTGTGGTAGACCCTGTGGCAGATGCCATCTTTGCCTACTACAAAGCAAAGTTTGGCTCTGAGCCACAGCGTCCATACCTTGGGGCATCTGCCATTGGCAAGCCTTGCCTAAGACAACATTGGTATTCTTTCCGCTGGTCAAAGGCTCCACAATTTTCAGGTCGCTTGTATCGAGTGTTCCAGTCTGGGCATCTGCAAGAGCCACGGGTCTACCAAGACTTGGCAAGCATTGGTTGTACTGTCTATCAAAACAATCCAACGACAGGCAAGCAATGGTCTTTTGTTGAAGAGTCTTCTGGTGGTCACTTCCAAGGCAACTGTGATGGCATCGTTACTGGTCTGCCGCAGGCTCCTAAGTCACCGCACATCTTGGAGATCAAGACCGCATCTGACAAGATGTTTCGGGATATGCAAAAAAATGGCGTAAAGAAGTCCAAACCAGAACACTATGGGCAGATGCAAATATACATGAAGTGGACAAGTGACGAGTTTGGTGATGATGGTTGCAAAAGGGCTTTGTACTTTGTAGTAAACAAGGATACCGATGAAATTTACACAGAACGAATTGAGTTTGACGTGCAAGAGGCTCAAGCCATCATTGACAAAGCCATTGCAGTTATCACAGCTACGGAGCCTCCTGTTGGTGTCTCTACTGATCCCTCTTGGTATGAATGTAAATTCTGCGACTACCACGCAATTTGCCACGCCCAAGATGTACCAGCCCCATCTTGCAGATCATGCGCCCACGCCACCCCAGAGATGGACGGACAAGCGAGATGGAGTTGCCAAACGCACAAAAAAGATTTGTCGGTTGATGAACAGCGACAAGGTTGTGCAGACCATCGGATCATTCCAATTTTGTTGGCTAAAACTGCCCACCCTATTGACACAGATGGAGATGGAGTTGTCTACCAAATGGCAGATGGCAAACGCTTCACCAATGGCGATCCCAACAAGAACCCAGACCACTTAAGCAGTCAGGAAATACACGCCTGTGCAGACAAGACTATTCTGGTGGACGAGCAATGCTTAGAAATACGCAAGCAACATGGAGGCAAGTTTGTATGACAGTACCAATCCAAGACATAAACTTGAGAGACTATTTCGCCACAGCCGCAATGCAGGGTATGTTTTCAGAGCATTTTTCTTCTCGTAAAGAAGAAATTGCAAAGGCGGCATATTTAATGGCAGACGCAATGCTTGAGGCGAGAAAAAATGATCCTGCGTGAGTATCAGACTCGCACAGTCACCAGCCTGTTTGATTGGTGGACAAAGCATCAAGAGGTAACTGACATCCCGTTGCTAGTCCTACCAACTGCGGCGGGTAAGTCTGTGATCTGCGCTGAAGTTGTGCGCCAGATGTGGGAGCAATGGCCTCTCTTTCACCCTCGAACTGTGGTGCTAGTTCCTTCAAAAGAATTGGCAGAACAGAACGCTGAGAAGTTGCAAGCACTCTTGCCACCAACAATCAAGGTTGGCTTTGTGAGTGCAAGCCTTGGCAAAAAACAGCACGATGCAGATGTGATTGTTGCCACCATAGGATCAATTGTTAAGTCTGCACATTTGCTTGGTGACATCAAGATGGTGATCATTGATGAGGCGCATCTGGTGGACACAAAGCCAAAGGGGATGTACCGAACCTTCTTGTCTAAGCTGTCCGAACTCTGCGAGTACCGCACAGTTGGCATGACCGCCACGCCCTTTCGAGGTAACGGGGTTTGGCTTACAGACGGGGACGATCCGCTGTTTACAGGCTTTGCTAGTCGAGTCACCATGCGTGAGTTGTTAGATGGTGGATTCATTGCGCCATTAGTCCCACCAAAGTTTGGAGTTGTAACCCAGATCGATGCCAGCAAAGTTGGCATTGCCAACGGAGACTACAAGATTGGCGAGTTGTCTGTTGAGGTTGAGAAATACTTGGGCAAAGTAGCCCTAGAAGCCACCAGAATCGCCTCAGACCGCAAGAAGTGGATAGCCTTTACACCAAGTGTGGTGAACGCTGACAGCCTCTGTAATCGCCTCAATTCCCTTGGCATAGAAACCGCCGTTGTCTGTGGCGAAACACCCAAACTCATTAGGGAAAACCTTATTAGGGATTTCCGTAATGGGGAAATCCATTGCTTGGTGACTGTCTTGGCTTTGTCTACTGGTTTTGATGTGCCAGATGTGGATTGCATTATTTGGTGCAGACCAACGCAGTCACCAGTTCTGTATGTGCAAGGCATGGGCAGAGGAACACGCATTGCGGAAGGCAAGACAGATTGCTTGGTCTTGGACTTCACCGACACAGTTGCAAGGATGGGTACTGTTGACACAGTAACTGGTAGAACCAAACGCATAACCAGCAATCAGGAAGCCCCATTCTGTATCTGCCCAGACTGTGGCGAAAGGAATGTTGCCGCCGCATTGACTTGCACAGCTTGTGGAGCCACGATCAGGGAAGAACAGGTTAAGGTCTTGGATGCCTCGCTGTCTTATGCGGCATTGTTGTCAGAGCAATCCAAGCGAACGATCATCTGGCATGACATCACCAAGGTTGAGTACCACACCCACAAGAAGGAGGGCAAGCCCGATTCTCTCAGGGTTGACTACTATTCTGGAATCTTGAAGACCGCCTCAGAATGGGTCTGCTTTGACCACACGGGTTATGCAGGACAGAAGGCTGTTGCTTGGTGGATTGCTCGTAGTTCGCCAAATACTTCGCTTAGTTATCCAACAAGTGTTGAGTATGCAATCAATGCTTTGCTTTTCGATCCAAACTGCATTAAAAAACCAGACCGCATTGCAACCCGCCAAAACGGAAAATACACGGAAGTGAGAGATTATGAATTTAGTTGAATTGAACGCCATCAAATTGCATTTGAAAAAGCAATTGGCGCAAATTAATATTATTCCTGTCAACTGCCAGAGTTGTACCAAACTCAGTTTCAGCAAGTGTCAAGAGTTCGATGCGCCCCCGCCAGATGACTGGATCACGGGCATTGTTGACTGTGAGTTTTGGGTTTGGGACGAGGTGCCATTTTGAAATGCCCTAAGTGCGAGGGTGACAAGATTGCGATCACCGAAACCATCCAGAATGAAGAATTCACTTACCGCCGTAGATATTGCAAACTTTGCTTTTGTATCTTCAAAACCAAAGAAGAAGTATTCACAGGAGTTGTGCCTCAGAAAAACAGGCTAACTACTCCCAAAGAAACCGAATACCAAAAAACATTTTCAACCGACAACCTTACAAGATTTTGGAGATAACAATGCCAACATTTGAGTCATGGAGCCACGAGAATCTAGCCAAGTTTGCTCAAGAGTCTTACATTAAATTGCAAGAACAACAAGACTACATTGAGCAATTGCAAAACGATTTGAAAGACGCAATCAACGCTTACAGGACTTTAATCAAATGATGCAAAAAGAAGTTGATGACAACCACCCAACTGTGCGAATGTTTTCGCGCACCATGCAAGAGGCATGGCCTAAAGACTATGTGAATGAAGACATCTTCACAGGCCCTTATCGTGAGCCGCAGATCAGCGACTTCGCCATCCTTTGTGCGCTAATCGCCATAGTGTGGTTCTTCTTTTATATGTTTACCAAATACATTTGGGTTTGAAACATGAAAGCAACATTTGAACATGAGTTAGTCAAGCGCATGATTGAGGAGGCGGTCAGGGTTGAGTCAAAGAAAGCCTATCTTGAGGGTTTAGATAGTGGAATTAAAGCTGAACGTGAGGCGTGTGCAAAGATTGCTGACGAATGGGCGATTGGTTGGCCTCACCCCTCACAAGTTATTGCTGAAAGAATAAGGGAGCGAACATGACTAGAAAACCAATTGGATTAGTTGTGCCAATACAAATAGAGACTCCAGAGGAAAAGGAATTCTTTAGCGCAATGGAGCAAAGTTCAGTTAGGAAAGAGGCAATTCGCAATCCTACTAAGGAGGCCAAGCTAGTTGCTGAAGTTGCAGTCTTGAGCGAGTTGGTTCGTGTACTGTCTGACAGGGTTACAGAATTGGAAACAAAGTATGAAAAAACCACCAACTAAAGAATTTTGCCTTTCTATGGCAAAGTATTACCATGACGGGAACTGCCCAAATCTAATGTGGGATTGGCTGGTTGTGTGGGCATTCCACGAAATGTATTTGGAGACACGATATGTATGATGTCACGCTTTTTATTCTTGGTATGTTGGCTCCCGCCTTTCTGAGTGCGGTATTTACTTTGATGAAGTGTTTGGAAGACTTAATTAGGAGCAAGATCAAATGATTGAAAACATCCTTACCTTAATTGTTGTACTCCTATTAGGAGTATGTATAGGTGTTTCAGTTCTTGTGGCAGTCTTTTACCTTGGGTGGGAAAAAGATAAAGACTAACCTAAGACCGCTAGAGCCTGTTGAACGTGCTTTATGCGGTCATCTAGCCCGATAGTGCCACCATTGATGATACGGGTTACCTTTTGGTAATCAAGGGCATCCGATGGTGGATTGAGTTTGTGGGTATCCCAAAACCAACCCGCTGTGAGGGCGGCGTATTTAGGGGTTGCAACAAGATCAGGTTGCATAACAAAATCAACGCCCAATGCTTTCCCTGCGTGGAAATACGTGCTATGCCCTGTGCATTGAAGCGCACCTCTTCCCCTGAACCGATACCCGTCACCTGATGCTTCATCTCGGTTTCCCATACGGCTGGCGTACACGCTATTTGCAATCTTTTTAGGATTCTTCTCGTACTGCTTTGCAAACTCTAGACTAGGGAAGCGTTTAGGCCATAACTTCATCAAAGTCTCTGCACGATAGTTTAAATTCTCTTCTAGTGTGCGGAAGTTACCACATTCATGGCTACATTGACCAATAAACATAGCCTTCTGGTTGTTTGAGGTCAGGTTGAAACGAGCAAATGTCTCATTCAAGGCATCCACCCAATCAGCACCAATGTGGAGTCTTTGCAGTTGTTCAGCGTTTACCATTTGATTTCTCCATTACTGCTTGGTAGGCATCGATGCAGGCGTTGAGTTGGTTGATGGCTTTGTCTCCGTCTGCGGCGATTTGAGCAATAAGTCTGAGAGTCTCTGTGTCAGATTCGCTTGCCGCTTGGTTGCTATTTCCGCTGGCAACGGGGGTATTTCCATTGGTTTGTACGCAACTTGTGGACGGGAGGCGCACCCGACCAGCACGGATAGCACGATCAAGACTAGACTGTTTTTCAGTAATGGCATTGTTAGCCTCCAAAAGTTTCGATGATTGTTCATTTAATTGTTTGGCAAGTTCTTGCTCTTTTACACGGGATTCTTCGTTCTTGACAGCAATCTCTGCTTGCATCTCAGCATCACGCTCATCCCACCCTTTGTGATGCCCATAAAAATACACGCTTACAGCCACCAAAATAGCACCCAATATCATCCAAGGATTAGGAATCATTGATCAGCCCTCGCTAATGCCCTCTCATTGGCTATTTTCTCCTTCTCAGGGTCAATATAGTCAGGAGGCGTAGTAGGTGGTGGTGGCGCTCTCCATTCCTCATCCAAAGGAGGATTCACCCATGCAGGCAATGCACCTGAAGGCGATGTCCAAGTAGATGTGGCAGTTGGTTGTGGGGCTGGTGGTGTGGCAGTAGGAGGCGTTGTAGGTGGCGTTGTAGGAGTTGCCATCTTCTCGGCAATGGCCTGCGTTCCTTTTCTAGACATTACCCCACCTATGCCACCCACAATGAGCAAGACCACATCGTTGAGCATTTTCGACATGGCTTGATCAAGCGGAGCCATTGATTTAAGTGGTTGTACAACAAAAGCGAGGCTATAGAGCATAAAGAACACTATGCCAGCAAGAATGAAAGTAACGACTAGGACTACAAAAGCCCACACTCGTATTTCAATTTCCTCTTGCGTCAGAAGCCGATTGGGATGGAACTTGGGGGGGTTGGACAATTTGTTTCTCCAGTACAGGTGCTACGAGGTAGTCGGGACAATCTTGCGTAAAGAGGCAGTCTGGACGCTGACAGCGTTTAGCAGAAAAGTGCTTTGGGTCTTGGCAATAATACCGATAGCGGTCATCGCAGGCCACCAAAAACAATAACAGTATTAAATACTTCATTTTTCCCTTAGTTGTCTAAGTTGTTGATTCACTTGCTTTTCCTTGCGCTCAATCCGAATTTCTGCCTTCTGAATCTTGATCCACATCATAATCAAAACAGGTGTAATGATTAAGACAATCGACAACATCACGCAAACCAGTATCAAAATCCCTCGGTAAATGAATTTATCCATACTGCATATAGCCAAGAAACTATGATTAGCACTAAGAATAATCCCATGCTGAGTTCAACTTTTTCTTGTCTAAACCTTTCCCGTTTGTAATTCTCTTGCTGTCTCCTGATCCTAATTTGCTCTTTTCTTTTTTGTTGTTCTGCTTGTACCTTGCTATATATTTGATTATAGTTTTCCCAGAGTGGCCCTAGTTGGTAAGGAACACTTGCTCCTCTCATCATTCCACTCAGCTTGACATACGACTGATCTAGCTCGTTTTTGTAAACCGAGAGTTCCAGAATTGTTTCAGGGTCTGGATCAGCACTTGCAAATACTTCTTCATATTTGATTTCCACATACTCGGTTAACTCCTTATGATGTCTGAAAAATGCACCTAGATGTCCAATAAACTGTTGGACAATTTCTGATTCGTTAGGTACGTGGGTGGTGTACTGTTCCTTCTTTTTGACCACAGGCTTGGCTTCAGCGGTGGGTAGTGGCTTGGCCTTACCTCCGAAGAACCCTGAGAAGAAACTCCAGATTGTTTTGGCATCGTTGGTGATTGTTTTAATGTCATCTGTTGCCTTCTTTACCTTTTGTATCGCTACCTTACCCTCTGACAAAGCCTCGCAACAATACGATATGCCATCGTAGGCGGCTTGCATGGCCTTAAAGGCCAGTCCAATCGTTAATGGATCGAACACATTAGTGTTCTCCTATTGACCACTAAACAAACCAGTTGCCGCCCCAATATTAGGAGCTACATTGCCAGACATTGATCCAATTGCAAAGGGGCCAAGTGTTGCTCGTCCCAAAGCAGGCAACAGTTCAGGAATGTCTTTGCTGATTACATCGTAGACACTACGACCAGCTAATTGTTTAGAGATTTTTTGCAATTTCTTTGGGTCTGTGGCTGTGGTTGTCAAAATTCTAGTCATCTCATCTGCCACAGCCCTAGTTTGTGCATCGCCAAGTTGAGAATAGTCACGTTGCAAAGCCCTCATCAAAATCCCTTGCACACTCATAGCTGGCAGTTCACGCACAGCTTGCCCGCCAGCCTTTACGTCTGAAATAGCTTGTGTTCTTTCTGCTGTTTGTGCGCCTTGCAAGACTTGCTTAGATGTGCTTTTCATTTCAACTTCAGACTTCATATTTTTCATAAATTGCTCAAAAGTCTTATCTCCAGCTTCATCTTTTGGAAATGTTGCTCTAAGCACTCGTAAATTTTTTGGGTCGTTAATGATTTTTAACGCTGGATTACCTGTTGGGCCAACAACTGTTGCCGCTGTTTGCGCTCCACCAAGACGATCAAGCAAGTTTTGCATAACACCAAGACGCAAGCCTTCAAGTTCTGATTTGGTCATTGTCTTCATGTCACTTAACAAAACATCAACATCTTTAGGCTGTTTATTTAAAGCTGTTCGCCCCTCTTCCATTGCGTCCATAACAGCCGTGTCTGAAGCCCAAACTCGTCTTGCATTTTTGTAAGTGGGATTAGCGGCATCTAGTTGATCAAGAAACTGAATCCGAGTGCCTTTTATTTTTCCAAGTTCAGTTGAACCAATACCACTAGTTGGACTTTTTCCTGTAAAAACAACATCATCCAAACCCATCTTCATGTAATGTAAAAAAGTGGTGTTTATTTTAGTAACAGCATTGCCGTCTAATGTTTGCAATTTTCCATCAACAATTTTTACGTTAGGCAATTTAACGCCTTCTTCTTTGGCAATGTTAATTGCTCTGTTGTAGGCATTTTGCACACTTGGACGATTAAAAAGATTTGTTAACTCTGGCGTAACTGGCACATCTTGTTGCAATGCCCGTTCGTAAAGTTTTCCACCCAGATCGGCCCTTGCATCTTTAAGCGCATTAAACTCATCAAAGAAAGCCGCTTTAGAGCCAAAAGCAACTTGCAAATCAGAAGTTAGTCGAGAAAGAACACCCTTGTCTCGATTCTGCAAAAACTCTTGTGCTTGTTTTTTCCCTGGGCCAGGGATAGTATTTGCCGCATCTAAGTACGCTCTGGTATTTGGGCCAACATCAGCAATGGAGTAAGGCTTTCCCTTTTGCTCAAGCACAAACTGGATGGCTTCATCCACACCGCCCTTGTCGTTAATAAGGGCTTGCTTAATAAGTCCTCTTGCCTCATCAGTACCGATTCTTTGAGGATTATTAAAGATAGACTTTACAACGCCTCGGTAGACAGCACCCGCACCTATGCCAAGCCCTTTTGCTATTGGCAATACTGCCAAAGAAGTTGCTGTGCCAATGCCTCCAGATTTTAGTGATTCAGGGCTAAAAAGTTCAGCTTCTGATTCACCAAGACCAGCAGTAAATCCTGCCGCCCCAGCAAGTCCCATTTGTGCAGGAAAGCTAGTGACAGGTTTTTTTGTAACCAAAGCAGGAATTGCTGAACCAGCAATGTTTGCTGAAATACTTTTGGCTGGTGATTCTTTTGCATACTCACTCAAACCAATCCGTTCCATTTGAATGGCAACATCTGTTGGCGATGGCGCTGGCTTGTCTGGTGCGCCTAGCTTAAGTTGTTTAGATATTTCTTCTGGCCCAGGCGTTAAGTAAGACTTTAATGCGCCAGTAACATTTTCTGAAAAATTAAGACTCAACCCTTGCAAGAATTGACCAAACCCGCCAGTTGTAAAACTTTTGGTATTAAGTTGTTCAAGCATTTTTGTGCCTGAATCGGTAATTTTTCCTTCTGACTTGGCTATTTCTAGTTCATCCCGCAAATCAAGAATTTGGTCATTTAATGAAGCCATAAGTTACCCCTTAATTTGTAAGACCGCCGCTTTTTAAAGCGTTACGAGCCGCTGGATTTCCTGTTGACCTAGTTCCAAGATCATTAAATCTTTGGCGTAAAGAGTCAGACGCTGGCCCGTACAACGGGCTAGTTTTCGTGTATTGATCAAACGCATCATTAAACTTTGTGTAAGCCTGAACAGGATTGTTTGTAACTAATTCTTGATTAGAAGCCAAAAATTGGTTTGTAAATCTTGCTAAATCTTGTTCACGATTGAGTTTAAGTTGCAATGCAGACAACAATAATTTATTTCCTTCTGGCGTTTTAGATAATCCTGGCGCTCCTGTTGAAATAAATTTCAAATCTGTATCTGTTGGATTTACACCAAGTTGTTTTACTTGCGGCAAAATTACACCAGTTGAAAATGATTGAAACGCTTCTTGTCCAGCCAATCCCTTGACTTTAAATTCAGGATCAAAAAATTGTCCAGCACGACCAAGCTGAAGCATCGTATCCTGAAGAAAACCAGTTCGTACACCTTCATCAAGCAAAGTTTGCATATTTTGCACAGCACCAATTGCGTTGACAGCGGCACGTCCAGCCTTAATATTCGATGCAACGTTTTCCATAAATTGCTCACTAAATCCCTTTTGCGTATTGTTGGAAACTGTATTTGTAACATTAGTGATTGGCCTCTTGGCTTGCGCTATAACAGCCGCTTGTTTAGTAATGGCATCCATTGCCTCTGGTGTCTGAGGTATCTTATTGATATTGGCAGTACCGAACAAAGTCATTGCGGCATTACCATAATCACCAGTAAATGATTCTTTCTTGATCGGGCCACTAATCAATTCTCTAAATTGTCCATTAGGCAATTTCTCATAAATTGTCTCGCCCTCTTTAACAATTTGAGTTTCTGGCAACATTGCTTTTTGTGCCGCTTTAGCCGTAGTTAATTGAGCAACACCCTCTGGGCCAAGAGCCATTAACTGAGGAGCAACACGAGAGATGTCATAACTTGGCGCAACCGCTGGAGCAACTCTTTGAGGCTCCAAATAAGATGTATCTGCCGCTTGATCGACAACAACGCTTTCAGGAATTAACTGCGCCGCTTGGCCTGGGTCATACGCGCCCATTGCAATTCTTTGAGCCATCATTTGACGCTGTGTTGCCAATTGCTTTTGTTGGCGCACAGTCGCTTCATCCCTAGCCCCCAACAAACGATATGCCAACTCAGGAATGCCAGCCTGTTGCGCTCTGGTAATGCCAGTAGCAATTGATTGTGGATCGCTTAAATCTAAACCACTTAAGATTTGATTCTGTGCCGTAATTCTTTGTAACTGTGGGTCTTCAGCACCCAATGCGCCAGCAATAGCACCACCCAACTGTCTACCACCATAGATAAGGCTAGTACGAGCAGATGCAAAAGGATCGAGTTGAGCCAATTGCGCTGATTGTGCTAATGCCAATCTATTTTGTTCTGTTTGGTATCCTTCAGGAGTGATACCAAATAAACCGCTCATTATTGATTCTGCCATTTGGTTTCTCCTTAAATATCCCAATTGACGGATGTTGGAACTTGTCCTTGCCCGCCATAACCATACACATTACTTGCGCCATATTGGTTCATTGCTTGTTGAGCATTTACATATGGCTGTCTGTATTGTGTAAATAGCGGATTAGTTCCCGCACCTTGTAAGATATTAGCCAATGGGTTGTAGGCATTAGCGGCTTGCATTGTTCTTGCCGCGCCCAGCCCACCCTCTAGCAAAGACCTTCCAACGTTAGCGCCAGCAGTAGCAGACCTACCACCTAACGCACTACCAATCTCAAGCCCTTGTTGACCCATTTGTTCAATAGTTCCACCCAAGCCAAGAGAGGTTTGGAATGGTGACAATGCGCCAACTTGACCAGCCTGATATTGACCAAGCAATTGTGAGCCTGAGCCAAGCAATCCAGCACCAAATGCAGTTTGTCGTTGACCAGCCTCTTGTGCTTGAGCCGCAAGTTGTAAGTCTTGTTGTGCCAATGCGTTGTAATAGGCTTCCATCTCAGGATTAGCCGCACTAAGCCCCATGCCTCCGCTTGGACGCAATCCCGTTGCACCTACTGACAATCCACCACGCCCTGTATTAAAGAGTTGGTTTTGCACTTGTGCATACTGTCTTTCACGACTAGGCGCAAGTAAGTCTTGCTGTCGCGATATGTATTGTTGCGCTACTTGTTCAGGAGTTTGAGCCAAATACTGTTGACCAAGACTGAATAGTCCTCCAGCCGCACCCTGCAAGGGGGCGTACTGCTGTGGAGCCATCAAGCCCTGTTGTATTTGTTGTTGCGATAGGGCTTGTAACTGATCCTGATATTGTTGTAGTTCAGGAGATACTGTGTAACTAGCACCCGACAACCTTCCCTCTGGCCCAAACTGGAATTGAGATGAACCAAAACGAGTTGTCGTACCAATGGGTCGGAAACGCGCTTCTTCTGCCGCCAATCGTCCCGCCTCTAATTGCGCGGCGGCAGATTGTTGTGCCGCTTGTTTGGCAGAATTGCCTTGTAAAATCCCACCAACAACCATTGCTCCACCAATATAAGGCATATCAAATCTCCTTTGCTACCGCTACATGAGTAGCATTAAAACCAAGTTTCTCGTAAAACATTTCTAAAGACTCTTTTAAGTTATAACTTGTAATAAGTTTTTTGCACCCATTGCTCTTTGCAACTTTTTCAACAAGTTCAAACATTTTTCTTCCTGTGCCATTCCCGCGATGTGATGGCAATAAAAAAAACATATCAACCTGACACCACATTTCATCATGATAGGGGCTTCTATAAAACATATAGAAAACATACCCAACTGACTTTTCCTCATCCTTGGCTATTGCAACACGTAAACTACCAAGATAATCCTTGTTGAACATTGGCTTTTTATTCTTGAAATATTCCCAATGCTCCAACGCAATCTCGTTAAAGTTCTCAATGTCATCCAATGTTCCATCAATGACTTGTATAACTTCTTCTGCAATCATGCTGTGCGTTTCCACATATAGACAGTTATGTATGGCTGATAGTTGGCATTTGTGCCACTAGAACCAGCAGAAGCAACAGAAATAGAACCAGCAGGAGTTCCAGCAGATTCATAGTTTGTGTAGGTAGCAGGGCCATTTCCAGCGCCTGAATCACGCACAAATTCTTGATTACCTGCGTCACTACCAGCCTGTGCTGTAGAGTCATTAGAACCAACATTGTGTCTATGAGTACCCATTGCAGTACCCGTAAAGGTAGCCGTGTGGGTGTGGCTCACAGTAATAGCATCTGCGCTACCACCAGTTTCTTCTGCGCTGTCAAACAAAGCATTGCCTGAGTCAAAACCAACAGGAACACGCCCTGCGCCAAAGGCTGTCCAAGTGCCAAAGCCAAGAAGAGTGGCTGGGTTAGTGCTGACACTTGCATTTGTATAGACTGAGCCAACAGGGTAAAGCAAGGCAATTGCCGCTTGCACAAATGCAGTAGTTGCTATCGTAGTTGTATTGCTTCCAGAACTCTGAGTAACCGCAATCGTGCCAGTAGGCAATGTAGGTGTACCAGTAAAGGTGGGCGATGCTAAATCTGCCTTTGTCGCAACAGCCGTAGCAATGTTGTTGAACTCTGTATCAATCTCAGTACCCTTGACAATCTTTAAAGGATTGCCAGAAGATAGGTTATCTTTGGTAGCAAAGTTCGTGCTTTTTGTGTAATCAGACAAGATAATCTCCTTTAACTTACTTTGCCACGTTTGGCTTGAATTTCAATTTTCTGTATAGACAAGGCTGTACCATTGATGTCAGCCTCATACCCTGTTTGTACAACCTTACCCGCGCCAGACGCAGAAACATTCAATGTCTGCAAAGCAACGCCATCAGAGTAATACGCAACAGTAGTCGCATTTGCGCCATACTCAGCAATGCCATAGTAGTAAACATCTTGCTCTGGAATACTTGCGTTATCTGACAAATAGTTGGTCTTGAAGTCAAAGCCCCACTTAAATGTCACGTCTTGGTTTGTTCCACCAATCACCACAATCGATAACTTCTTCAAAATAGAAGTTACATTCTGATCACCAAGGTCTGCATGGTTTGTGTAGTACAAAAAGCGATACGCTTCGTTGTAATCTTGGTAGGTGTTATACAAGCCAATATAACCATTCTGTCCAACCAATAAACTGCCATCTCTCTTAGAGAGCAAAGATTTTGGCGTGATAGAGTCCCAAGTCGTAACCCTTGCAGAACCATCAGGCAAGAAAGCCTTTGTATCAAAACACCATGTTGTGTCAATGCTAGGGGTTACTAACAAGTAAAACGCTTGTCTCTCAGAGTAAACAGACTTAATGTTGGCTAACGTCTCACCCGCAACAGTTCCCATCAAGTCATTACGTATGTTCTTAGACAAGTCTCTCTCAGGCGCAGACTTCTCTTGAATTGTTCTCATCAACGATCTGACACCAGAGTTAGACAAGAACAACACATCCGTACTCGTTGTTTGAATACTGTCCCTAGCAATACAACCTATACCTTCAACTGTGTCGCTCAAGGTCATTGTGGATGGAGTGGTTGCATTGGCATAAACCAAGATTTGACGCTTACCAAAGATAAACAAGAATCCATTGTGTGCCGCCAAACCCGTAATCTCATCTGAGCCGTTAGGCCACACCCTAGAGACATCTAGACTACCAGCAGTACCAGTAGCCCAAATATGCCCCGCAGTCAGATCACTAAATGACACAGTTGAATTGTTGGATGCTGTAGTCGCTACCCACAATCTTCCGTAAGCAGACAACGCAATGTTTGCATCAGGCACAGTCCCCACATAACCACTTTTCTCAGACACACGCCTATAAGTAGTAGTACTCACAGCGGGGTCGTATATCAATGGGTTATACCCAGATTGGAAAAAGTATGTGATTTGATTTAAGGATACACATTGCCAGTTGCTTGCCGTAATGGTAGGAGCAGACCCCCCTCCCCCATAGGTCAACTCTGTAACAACATTGGATGCACCTAGTTTGAATAACTTGTTGTTGCCAGCAAACAGCACAGTTAAAGAGCCATCTGCTTGGATTAACTCATGTATTACCTTGACATCATTAGCACCTAAATTGCCACTAGATGAGTTAACTCTAGACCATCCTTGGCGTGAACCGATGCGTCCGTATTGGTCAATGATGCAATTAGTAGCAACAAGCGCAAACCCAGCGTTCAAATCCAAGGGCGAGTCTTGGGTGTTTAACCCGTAGAAGCCTGGGGCTGAGATGCTGTATGTTTGGATTGTTTGGCTCATATTGCCACAAACTCCCCTGTCTCAGGATAACGAGTACCCTCAAGAGCAATATAGTCTGACAGCATTGATCTGTATAGCGCATAAGCCTCTGAGGAGGTTAGTCCACCATCTTCACCGCGCTCAACCAATGCACGGGCATAGGCATTTTGTGCCACCAACACATCAGGCACTTTTACCACAGTACCATCCGCAGACAAAGTGGCTTGTGGGACAACCAAGGAAAACTTGATTGTGTATACGCCATTAGGGATTGGGAACAGGGTGACTTTAGTATCGTAAGAGCCATCCACGCCATCAAAGGCAAACTCTGTTGGAATTGCGTTCACCAATGGGGTGAAGTTTTGCTTGCGATTCATGTCCACAAAGTTGATGTTTGTGAGACTTATATTGCTTGTTGTGTTGATAACATCTTGCACTTGGAACTTCTGACCAGCCCCCGTAAGGGAGTAGGAAGCAGTACTAGATGCTGTGGTGACTGTGATGGTTTGACCCAAAATATTCCAACCAAAGGCATCTTCTACTTGACGCTTGGCATCATTGACAAACTTGCCAATCAGGGTGGAATAGGAGGTTTCTGCGTTAGTAGAGACTGTTGTCTCACGCAACCGAACCAAGACATCGTTAATCAGTTCTAAGTAGGTCATTGTCTTGTCAATCCTATTTCTTCAAAGGTTGCTATAAAACTGAATGTACTGCCCGACTGAGTAGTTATTTTAAGTTTGTCGCCTTCTTCTAAAACAATGTAAGCATTGCCATCAAACTGAAGATAGTTTTTTGATGTGAAATCGTATTGGGTCAATATATCAAGAGTGCTATTAGCACTTGCGTCAAACCATTGAACAGTTATATGTTTGGTAGAGCCACCTGTATTGTGTATATACATTACAGTAAATTTGGCGTAATAGCCCGTAGGACAGGTATAGACTGTTGTGTCTACTGCCGCTGTGGGACTAACTCCAACCGATAATGCTCTCATTTTGCCTTTGCCTTATTTCGTTCGGAAATAGACTTGGCTTTTGCCTTTGCGTCAGCCTTGGAGTTTGCACCCCATGCTTTTAACGAAAGAAGCAGTCTTGTCGGTTTACCATCCTTGTACTCAGGGCCATCGTTGCCAGCCATACGAGCCAAGAAACTTGCTCTACGGGGATTATCCCCCGACTTTACTGGTGCTTTTAGATTACCACCAGTTTCCGCATTATAAGATGATCTTCCCTTGGAGTTCAACCCTCCTTTAGGATTTTTACCTTCGGAGCGTTGCCAAGCGGGAGTTTTCATCACTTCACCTTTTTTGGTTTCTTTGCAGTTTTAGCAGACTCAACAAACGCTTTGGCAGTTGGCGCACCTTTGCTACCAACTTTCCGCATACGTTCACCAGAGCCAGCCTTAATTCTTGCTTGTTTGGCATTGATATTGGCATAAAGTCCTTGTTTCATTTCTTCTTCGCCTTTCCTGCCTCAGACAAAGCAATAGCAATCGCTTGTTTCTGAGACTTAACAACCTTTCCACCCTTGCCTGAGTGCAGATCACCTGCCTTGTACTCACGCATGACTTTGCTAATCTTTGCCTGTGCTTTGGTCTTTTTCATACTAATACAAGACCTTTGCTGTAATAGTTCCAGAGGTGTAGGCTGTACAGTTGGCTCTCAAATACTTTGGCGCATTGGCAATAGTGACAATGCCATCAGCAGTCAAAGCAGTACCAATCGTTGCAAATGTTGTCCCATCAAGACTTCCTTGGAAAGCAACAGTAGCGGTTGTTATGCCTGTAACTTGCAGAAATGCGGGTTGTCCTGCGTCTGCTTGCACAGCAGTAGAAGCACCACTTGCAGTTACTGCATTTAATAGGGTTCTTGCGCTAGATAGTGAACTCATTTGCCTCTCCCTGTTTTCTTCATCATGTTAGTTGCGGTGCGCTGTCCACGCATAGGCATAGCCTTTGGCTTACCAACAGCAACCATAATGGTCACAGGCATACCCTTTTTCTTGCCATACTCTTTAGCCTCTTTCTCGCCCTTTTCAGAGTAAGCAAACTTCTTTTTTCCGACCATAGGCATGGTATTTCCCCTTATTTAAGTAGTTTTCCAGCAACAAACGTGATTACGCCACCAGCCATAGAAGCGATGGTCATACCCATCCAAAACCCACCTTTTGACTTGTTTGCCAACTCAAGGAGTTCTTTGACATCATTAGCCAATTGGTGAACTTCCACTTGCAGAGCCTCAACTTGGGCTTCTATTCTGCCAAAATCTCTCGCATCAATATCACTCATAACAATTGTTCCTTACGGGGTCTACCCATAGGTTTCTTCAAAGTTAATGTCTGCCTTGTTCCATCATTACGCTCAACCTCCACAACAGCAGAAGTATCAACCTCCGTGTATTCGGGATGTTTTTTCATGGTTTTAATGTCGTAGTCATCTCTGAACTCAACAACATTACCTGATTGATTGCATCTGAACAAAGCCATTTAATTCCTTAATGAAGAAAGGGGGGACAAGTCCCCCCAATCCTTACACCATACGGACAATAATAATGTCCATAGTGGCTGATGCCAAGTCTGCTGTAGAACCTGACTCGTTTTGGATGCGGAATTTGACAGTATTGGCGGCTGAGACATAACCTGTCACAGTCAAACCAACCAAATCCACAGCCAAAGATGCACAAAGAACCATGTCACCCAAGGCAACGCCTGGAACTGTTACATCATCTGTTTCACCAGCGCCATCAACTAATGAGCCAGCATTTAAAGTACAAACAACTGACCAAGTATCAGAGAATAAACCCCGAAAACTGTCATTGCCTCTACGTGTCACAACTGCACTTGCTGTTGCCATAATAATTTCTCCTAATTAAGTTAAAAAAGTCCCCCTACCACTAGGGCAGGGGGCGCAACTGCAATTAGGCTGGTACTGCCAAAGCAAACGCAGATGAGGACAAAGCCGCACCAGTAGTAGCCGCTGTGCGAACTGCTTTCACTCCATACAGAGTGTCAGAAGTGAACAATGTAGCAAGGTATTCTTGCTTGTATTGCACTTGTGAACGAACAGCAATTTGCTCAACCAAAACCATAGCATCACGATGACCCATCAAGCAAATGCGGTCTGTGGTGGAGTTGCCAGCACCAGTATCAGCATTTGAAGTGGTAAACACAGGGATACCATAGAGTTGACCAATTTCACCATTGCGGATTGCATCTCCATTACCCACAAATGCTTGCTCTGTATAACGAGCCAAGCCCATAAGCGTGTTACGGCTTGAGGGCGGGATCACAAAGAATCTTCCGTCCATTGGGGTGTCATTGTCATCAAGGCGTTGGATGGTTCTGCGGATAGCGGCATCTGTCAATGCAGAAGCATTGCTAGTTGTGCTGTTATAAGCAGTAGTGCCATCACCACCAATGAAAGCCTTAGTAGTTGAATTGCTTGTCGCATAGTCATTTGTTCCCACAGTTGCGCCATTGAAAGCACGACCCAATTGGATCAAATCAGTATCGACTTGCTTGGCTAAGGCATAGCCAGCGTCTGCTGTGTAGAAGTTACGCAGGCTGTTTAAGGCTTGGGCTTCTACGATGTCTTCGATCAAACGGCTATATTCATAGTGTTTGTTGATAGACACTTGCACTTCAGTCTCTGTGGCGGCAATCAAGGTGACTGCTGTCTCAGCGGCTTTTAGTGATGCTGAACCACGGGTAGGTGCAGGGATATGAACCACATCACCCTTCTTACCCTTGAAGTTCATCTTCATTACCGCATTAGCGACAACGAGGTTCTTTTTGTAGGCCGCAATAATTTCATCACTCCAAATTTCAGGAATGAATTTTTCTGCGGTGGTGGTTGTGACCGAATTGGTCGGGCTAAATGCTGTTGCCATGTTAAATCTCCAAAAAACGATAGGTTAATTACTTAACCCGTCCATCTGCGTATGCTTGCATGATTTCCTCACTCAAAGCATCGTATCTGTTCGGGTCTGTCATCTTCAGCCGAATAAGGTCAGCCCTTCTATAAACTCTCTTTGAACTCTCCCCAGAACCGCCTACATCCACAGTTGCCGCCTTCAAGTTATTCTTACGGGTTGTCTCTCCAGACTCACTCGCTTGCTTAACCTTCACGCCTCTCAACTGCTTAAATGTTGACAACAACTCGTTAGCACTATCGTAGTCAAATGCACCATCCGCTTTCGCAAACAAGTCTAGGCGAACAGGTGAGGATTTCACCCAATTCACAAAGTCTTGGTCTTGAACAATCTGCACATAGTCAGGATGTTCTTGCGTTAACTTCTGCTGTATCTGCATCCTCTTGAAGTCGTTTGCCGCTTGGCGACCCGCAACTACATCAGGATGTTGGTCTACTGTCTTACGAATTGCCTCTTTAGGATTCTCAAAGAAATCTACTTCAGGCTCATCTTTCTCAATAGGTTGTTTGTTAGAACTAAGGTTTTGCTTTATAAGTTCATCTGCCAGTTTACGAATCTCACCGACTTCCTTACCTTGCCTCTCGATTAACTTTTCAGCCTCAAGGTGCATTTTGACCACATCTTCCAAAGACTTTTCCCGATATTTGTCGGGTATTTGGGCGAGTGGCTCTGTTTCAGGGAGTTGTTTTTGTTCCTCAACTGCGTCTAACTCACTTAGCGTCTCATCTTCTTTGTCAATCAACATATTTTTCCTTTTTCCTGCGTTTTGATCGTTCTCAGGACATTTAACTCGCTCTTGTTACGAGTTTTGCTTACGTTCAGACTTCAACTTGTCAAGATGGCTTTTCTCGAACTTCCCATGCGCTGACGGGAAAGAACCAGACCACCCTTCCAACCTAAAGGCTGGCGCACTTAATATGCGGTTGGCTGTTGCTCCGCACTCACACTTAAAACCTGTTGTCTCATAATCAACAAGTCTCTCAGTTTTATGCCCGTTTTCACAGGCAAAATCAAACAGTCTTTTCATTCAATTCCTCGTATGCTCTTTCGCTGACCTCTTTCAAGGTTCTCAGCCATGTGAGTATTGACAATTCACCCTTTTTGAAGTGCAAAGACCCTTCGTCAGGGATTGTACTGATATTGTTCAATGAATTGATCATTGTGTCAATATCCTCCATTAAGTCCTTCCAACCCTCTGTTGCCATAGTGTCAAAGCGGGATTCGTAATATCTTTGAAGTTCTTGGTTCATTTTGGATATTTAGCCTTAACCGCTTGGCAGTCGGCTATGTATTTGTCAATCTGTGCTTGGTCACCTTTGGCTATGCCATCCAAATAGTCAGTCATTGGAGGATATTCCGCTTGGCGTTTGGCTATGTAGGCATGAGCATCCATATAGGCTTGGACTGCTGTCTTGTCATACTGAACTTGGTTTCCTTCAGCGTCATAAGCAATAGGATTTTCAAAACCTACTATTTTTGTTATTTGTGGGTAAAGTTTAAGGATTGCTTGTGGAATATCAATCATGCCGCTATCTCCAAAAGAGTAATTGTAGAAGTAGAGGCATCAGCAAACTGAACGCCTACGCTTGCTGTATTGTTTCTACTACTAAATTGTGTTTTATATGTAGTTGCAGAAGTTGTCGCTGGAGAATCCAAATAACAACTTGATGCGGCTGTAACATTTAATGTTGCACCACTTGTTTGTGACATACAACCAGCAAAATTTGGTGATAATAGATTAGTAGCACCTCTAAGCAATCTTAAATCAACACTATTATCGCTATTGGCATTAGATTTAGAAATTCCATTTTGGGAAACTAAAACAAGAATTTTGCTTGTTGCTGATGTTGGCGTAATAGTTGCAGTTAATCCAGTATCAATGTAAGTTGTAGAACTTGTAAGAACTTGTGTTGCAGTATTTGCGTTCACCACTTGCAAAACAGCACCCGCAGGCAATCTAGCAACTGCAATAGTTCCTGTTAACTGTGTAGCAACTATGCTTTTATTAGTAAGCGTCTGAGTATCAGTTAAACCCACCACAGCACTAGCAGGATTACCTACTCCACCCGCAGGGAATGTGACACCGAGTGTTCCGTCAATAATTGCGGTCAATTTATGCTCCTTGTAGAAAAGAATTCTCCATGATATTTGCGCCTTGCTTCTTCAGCAACTAACCCTGCAAGTTCTACATCTTCGTAAGAACCAAAGAATTTTGTTTTCTTGTTTATTGTTATTCTAATAACCCAATGATTTCTTTGGTTATGAAAAAAAACATTTCTGTACCCGCTAGTGTTCTTTTGCTTTTTAACAGAGTTCATCATGTTCTGTGAACTGTCCGCTTCCCGCAAATTCTCTATAGCGTTGTTTGTACCGTTTCCATCAATGTGGTCTACCATCTTTGGGAAATACCCGTGGTGCATAAAAAACACAATTCTATGCACACTATATTGTTTGCCTTTTATGTCAACTCTTTTATAGCCATTACCACTATCAAAGCCAACAAGTTTTCCACATTTTTGTTTTTGTACTGGATTTTTCCAATACAAACTGCCATCTTTGTATTCAAACAAATGGTTTACTGTTTCTAGCGTTAAAGTATTCATCTCTGCTCGATCGCCACGATTCGGGCGGTTAGTGCGTTGATTGTTTCGGCTTGTGTGTCGTTCATCATTAACTCCTTAACAAGCCATTAGCACACATGGCACACAGTAAGAACCATCTGCGTATGTGCAAGTTACATGATTGGAAGTGACCTTTGCAATAGTCTTACTTCTGCGAATGTCATCATCTTGTGGTTTGGCAGTTCCATCTCCAGCAGACATTAGTAAATCACCACGCTGAACAGTCACGCCCTGAGCAATACGAATAATCATATCGCCTGTCATAGCCATGTTGATTTCGTCTATTTGATGGGTTTTGTCATAATCCCAGTTTACAAACACACCAGCGACATTGGCATCGCCTTCAATATCAGAGACTTTAATTTTGTTTAACTGCTCATTTGTTACTTCGTGGGTTTCGACTTTTACATCGCCAACATTCACACCTTCTGGTAACTCATCTTTTTCTGTCCAATAGGTTGTCGGTGCGGTATAAACATTCATTGCATCAAGGTTAGATAAAACAGTACCTTTAAGAATTGATTCGTCTTTGGCAGTTGTAGTTTGTGCATATCGAGATAAGTGACCGCCATTGTAAGAAACAGTTGTTCCAGATACAGAAATATTTCCTTCAACCGCTCCATCTTGCTGAAAATAAACTAAAACTCCATCATCTGTTTTTCTGTTTACGTTTACTACACCGCCAGAGGCTCTTGAAAATTGAGCATTGCCAGCAAAATTTAAAGTTGCGCCAACACCATTTGCATCAGCAACATCCTCAGTTGTAGTTGCCACCAACAAAGAACCATTAGATTTGATACGCATACGCTCTGCATAAGTAGCACTATCTCTTGTACCAAACACTAAATTGGCAGAACCCGAAGCAGTAACTACTGAACCAATACCAGCAATACCACCATTGCCAGAAGTAGGTTCACCAACAAACTCAATCCCTGTAAACCCATTTGTTGTTGCAGATGAGTTGTATATCGTTAAACCTTGATTGGTTCTAGTAGAGGTCGTATAAGTTGTTGCGCTACTTAGTTGCAAACTTAGTCTTGTGCTTGGCGAAGTAGTACCAATCCCCACATTCTGACTAGCGTCAACAGTAATCGCAGTAGTCTCGTTTGTCTGTATGTTTAGGATGCCGCTGTCATCTCCCGTAGAGATAAGACCGCCATTTCCTGTGCTTGTGCCGTTGATAGTTGAAGCCATTATTGTGTTCCTTCGTCTGCGGGAGTAGGCGTGTTGCCTTCAGCCACCCACTTTAAATAGGCTTGGTAGTCTGTGTTGTCGGGATTTATGCTAAATGAAGTTGTAGAACCATCATCGTTTTGACGCAAAATTATTTGCCCACCAAATTGAATTGTTTTAATTTGATATGTCATCATAACTCCGCACTAAAATTAAGAAAACTAGCACCGCTTTGGTCAATCATTTGCCCACCATATCCACTCGTATAAGAACTATATGCTCCTGACACTATCATTATTGTTTGGCTTCCACCAGTTGAAGAAGCAATAGTTGCGGCTGTTGTGCAATTCAAATTTGACGAACCATTTTGCACATAAAATGTAGTAGTACCAGAACTTGTTAACGATGGCGCAGTTCTCATTGGTTGAGGAGGACTTATATGTCCTTGAAGACTTGTTCCTCTATTAACTCCAGTAAAATAAGAACCATTAGAACCAACATTTGCGGTATTTAACGCAAAATAATATCTTTGACACAAACTAAACTCTGTGCCGTACGGACGGTAATCAAACGATGTTGCGGTACTGCCTTTTTCTAGTTGTACGCCTGTGATGTAGAAGGTTGCGCCATTTGTGCCGATAACAGAAGTAGCACCGATTGCAGAGATATAACCAGAACCAGCCCATGCGCCAGCAGTGCCACTATATGTTGAGCCAATACCCAAACCTAAGAAAACTTGAATTGAAGTTCCATTATCAGTAGGCCAAGTTCCGCTTGTATCACCAGCAATAGTAATGGTCTTATATTCAAAAGTGTTTGCTGATGAAATTGTGTATGTAAATGGATAAGAACGATTAAAAGCGGCGTTGGCAATAGCCCCGCCAAATGTTCCTGTTAATGAACTTCTTACCCAAAATGACAGAGTAACTGTGGATGCAGATGCCGTACCCCATGCAAAGTCCGCTACATTTAACCCCTCAATTTTTTGACCAACATAACAAATTTGTGTAGCACCTAAAGATGCGTCAGCAGATGTCGTGGTCATCAATAAAGAATTTATAAAACCAGTAGGTGCAGTCGTTGACCTTTGAATGGTCATAGTTCCATCAGTATCTTCAACACCAAAAAACCTGTCAACAAAATATGTTTGTGATGATGTTAAGGATGCACTAGCCCCCGCATTTCTTTGGTCAATCACCATCGCACCATTGATGATGCGGTTCTTAAACCCATACAAACCAGACGAACTTACTCCGTCTGAAGTGGTCATCAAGTCTGCATTTACT